TCTCTCTCCCCACACGCTCAGACGTATCGCTACGGAGGCAAGGATGGAGCGCGACTGTGACCGCTGCGGCCAGACGTTCGCCCCGGCCTCTAAGCGCGGCCGCTTCTGCTCGGTCAAGTGCCGGACCCAAGCGACGCGGGCTCGCGCGACGGGCCAGCCTGAGTCAATCGCGGCCAAGCCCAAGCGCACCCGCAAGCCCAAGGCCGACGCCCAGGTCGAGCCCGACTCCCCCATCGGCACCCTCGGCGCCGTAATCACAGAGCTCACCGACGCGGGTCGGCTCAATACGTCGGCCGGTCAGGCCGCTGTCGCCCTCGCCTCCCGGATCGACGCGGGCGCCGAGTCCTCCTCGGGTCTGGCCGCGCTGACTCGTGAGATGCGGGCGGCGATGGCCGAGGCCACGGCTAACGTCGCGCAGGCCGGGGACGCCTTGGACGAGCTGCGCGCCAAGCGCGAGGCTCGCCGTGCAGGCTGATCCGATCACCCGCCCGGCCCACTTCTGGGTGCCTGAGCACACCGCGTCATCGGCAGGCCGCGAGGCCGCCGACCTCGCCCGGTCCATCGGTCAGGAGCCGGACGCCGAGGAGCAGCTCGCTCTAGAGGCGGTCCTGTCTGAACGCGCTGACGGTAAGTGGGCGTCGCTAGAGGCCGCGATCATCTGCGGCCGTCAGAACTTGAAGACCTGGACGCTAGAGATGAGCGTCCTCTATGACCTGTACGTCCGCGACGTCGACCTCGTCGTGTGGACCGCGCACCGATTCCGCACGACCCAGGAAGCCTTCCGCGACATTCACGCCCTCGTGGACAACTACGACCACCTACGCAAGCGCGTCAAGAAGGTCAGGACCGCTAACGGCGAGGAGGGTATCGAGCTCCTGTCAGGTGCCCGGCTGGACTTCCTCGCGAGAACTAGCGGGGGAGGCCGGGGGCTCGGCGGCTCGACAGTCGTCCTCGACGAGGCTCTGTTCCTGACGCCGACGATGATGGGCTCGCTCCTGCCGACGCTGTCGGCTCGGCCGGACCCTCATGTCCGCTACGGCTCCTCCGCTGGACTGCGCGAGTCCGACGTCCTCCGCAACATCCGCGACCGCGGCCGAGCGGGGGGCGACCCGTCGCTCGTCTACCTAGAGTGGAGCACCGAGCCCGGTGGCTGCGCTCGCCCTGAGTGCGATCACAAGGCGGGGACCGCGGGCTGTCAGCTTGACGACGTCGCCATGTGGCACGCGGCTAACCCGGCACTCGGCCGCAGGATAAGCGTCGATTATCTGGCAGCGGAGCGCAGGGCACTACCTCCTAAGGAGTTCGCTCGCGAGCGACTGGGGTGGTGGGAGGACCCGCCAGCCCTTGGCGATGGCGCGATCATCCCGGCCGAGGCATGGACCGAGCGCCGCGATCCTGAGTCGCATGTAGTCCTCGGCGAGCGCCTGGCCTTTGCCGTGGACGTCTCCTGGGATCGCTCGGTGTCTTGGGTCGCCGTCTGCGGGACACGGCCCGACGGTCGACCGCACGTCGAGATCGCCGCGACCCGCCCTGGGACGGAGTGGGTGGTCGATTGGATCGGCGAGCGGGTTGAGCAATACGAGCCCATTGCCGTCGCCTTCCAAGCGTCCGGCGCCCCGGTCTCATCACTCCTAGAAGACTTCCGCGCCGCCATCGGTGACCTCGCACTCCCCATCGCCGGTCCTGACCTAGGCCGGTCGTGTGGCGCGTTCTTCGATGCCGCGACGTCGGGGCCGCTGATCCACATGGGACAGCAGCCTTTGGACGACGCGGTGGCGCTCGCCGTTGTCCGACCGCTCGGGGATGCGTGGGCGTGGGATCGCCGCAAGTCCCCGGTCGACGTCGCGCCACTCGTGGCCGTGACCTCGGCCTATTACGCCTGGGCCGCAGAGCCCGAGGCTGTCGACGTTACTGACTCTGTCTGGTGAGAGGAGCCCGCTGATGAGCACCGCGCTAGAGCTCGCAGGCTTCGCCCTCATTGTGACCGCCGCCGCGCTCGTGGCTATCCCGCTCGGGATCGCCGTCGCTGGCGTGTCTTGCATCCTGCTCGGCTACCTCTTGGGACGTGACCTGTGAGCCTGTTCAAGCGACGCGCGCCCGAGGTGCGCCATGTCACGGGCGACGTCTCGGCAATGATGGCCGACTACCGCAACGCCCGCGTAGGGTCGCTTCTCGACATCTCGTCGGATCAGGCGATGCGCCACGCTGCCGTCTGGGCGTGCGTCCGACTGATCGCTGGCACGGTATCGACCCTGCCCGTGGACGTCGTGCGGACTACTCGCGGCACGCGCGAGGAGGTGTCGCTCCCCCTCATCTCAGCGCCGTCGGCCGTGGTGTCGCCGATCACTTGGCGCGACCAGCTCATCGTGTCTCTGCTCCTGCGCGGCAACGCCTACGGCCTCATCACTCAGGTCGACCGCGCCGGATACCCCGTCGCGATTGAGCTTGTCCACCCGGACAAGGTGGCGGGCCGCGTCGAGGAGGGCCGCGTGCGGCTGTCTTGGGACGGACAGGATCATCAGCTCTGGCCCTTCGGTGACGCGATTCACGTCCCCGCCTTCACCGTGCCCGGCTCCCCCTTCGGGCTGTCGGTGCTCGACTATGCGCGCACGACCATCGGCTCGGGCCTCGCGTCCGAGGAATGGGGCGCGCGATTCTTCACCGATGGCGCTGTCCCTTCGGCGGTGCTGTCCACCGATCAGGCGATTACGCGCGAGCAAGCCCAAGAGCTAAAGGCCCGATTCATGGCCGCCGTGGCTGGCAAGCGCGAGCCTGCGGTCCTCGGTGCCGGTGTCGCCTACACACCGATCTCGGTGTCCCCTGGCGAGTCTGCTTTTCTTGAGACCTTCCGCATGAGCGGGGAGAACGTCTGCCGCCTCTTTGGCGTCCAGGCCGAGATGATCGGCCTTGCCTCGTCGGGCTCCTCGGTGACCTACGCCAACCGCGAGCAGCGCGTGCAGGACTTCCTTACCTTCACGCTGTCCCCGTGGCTGGCCCGCGTCGAGGAGGCGCTGACCGCGCTCCTGCCTCCCGACCATGCGCTCCGCTTCCGAACAGGAGGCCTCCTGCGCGCCGACATTCAGACCCGCTACGCCGTCTACGAGGCCAGTGCCCGCATCTCGCAGATGACCGATGGCGCGATGCCGCTGACGGTGGAGGAGATGCGCGCCCTAGAGGACTTGCCGCCGCTGACGCCGTCCGAGGAGACCCTGTCGCCGACCGACATGGCCGAGGTGGCGCGACGCCTGTACCTGTCCGTCGGCAAGGTGGTCACGGTCGACGAGGCCCGCGAGATTCTGCGGCGCGCCGGTCTGCCACTCGCCACCCTCACACCCGAGGACGTATTCGCCAATCTGCCACCGATGCCCACGGCAGACACCGGGGAAACACCCGACGATCCCGCCGCCGAGGTTGACCCGTCCGCAGACGCGGACGCCGACGCCGACGCGGACGCCGATCTACCCGACACCGATGAGGACAACGCATGACAGACGTCCCTAACCTTGAGCGCCGCACCGCGGACGCCCGCTGGGAGGTCCGCGAGGAGCCGGATGGCTCCGTGGGCCTGCGCGGCTACGCGGCCGTATTCGATGCCCCCGCCCACGGCGAGGTCGTCAAGCGTGGCGCCTTCGACCGATCCCTAGCCGAGGGCGATGCCGTTGAGCTTCTGTTTAATCACGACGGCATCCCTCTGGCATCCACGCGCGGCGGCACCATGTCGCTGTCGGTGGATGACAACGGCCTTCTCGTAGATGTGCCGTCTCTTGACATGACATCTCCTTTCGTAATGTCGGTGGTCAGTAGCCTCCGCAGGGGTGATGTGTCGAAAATGTCCTTCGCTTTTTTCACCCGTGAGGACTACTACGACCCCGAGTCACGACTTCGCGAGCTGAGAGACGTACAGCTCGTGGATGCCAGCGTGGTCGTCCGACCCTGGTACGACGCCACATCCGTCGCTCTCAAGAGTGACGCCCTAGACCTAGTCGAGGCGAGAGACGCCTCGGCTACATCCGAGCAGACCGAGACCGAGGACCGCGACGACGTTGCGCCTGAGGTGGAGGCCGACCTCGGAACGCCCACCCCATCCGAGACTGGAGAATCACGCATGTCAGATCACGACATCGTCGAGCCCGCGGTCGAGGCGCGATCCGAGGAGAGCACCTCCGCAGAGCTTGAGTCGCGCATCGCAGCCGTCGAGGCTCGCGCCGACCTGGAGGCTCGCATCGCGAACCTTGAGAGCCGCGCTACCGCCACCGCCGAGGCTCGCGCCTACGGCGACGTTGCTCGCGTCACCCGCGAGGAGCGCACCTACAACCCCGACGCCGACAAGCGTGGGGTGTCCTTCATCCACGACGTCGTCGCTCGCACCTTCGGCGACATGGACGCCGCACAGCGTCTCTCTAAGCATCAGTCCGAGGAGCGCGTGGAGCGCGGCTCGGGACTGGAGGCGCGCGCCATCGGCACATCGGCACTCGGCGCCCTCGTCGTGCCGCAGTACCTCACCGACCTCGCGGCCCCGCTGGCGCGCGCCGGTCGCCCCACGGCCGACATCTGTAACCTCATGCCCCTGCCCGCCGAGGGCATGACCGTCGAGATCCCCCGCATCACCACGGGCACCTCGGCGGCCGTGCAGGCAACCCAGAACGCCGCCGTATCCGAGACCGACCTGGACGAGACCACGCTGTCCGTGCCGGTCGTCACCATTGCCGGTCAGCAGACCGTGTCCGTACAGGCGCTCTCGCGTGGCCGTGGCACCGAGCAGATCATCATTCGCGACCTCGTGTCTGCCTACAACACCGCACTCGACTCGCAGATCATTGGCGGCAGCGGCTCCAGCGGCCAGCACCGCGGCATTCTCAACACCTCTAATATCCAGTCCGTCACCTACACGGACTCGACGCCGACCGTGGCCGAGCTCTACCCCAAGCTCTTTGACCTGATCCAGAAGGTCCAGAGCGGCTACTTCGGTGGAATCTCTCACTTCCTGATGCACCCTCGCCGGTGGTCATTCATGGCAGCGGCTGTCGGTACGTCGCAGCCGTTCCTCCAGATCAACACCAACCCGCAGGGCGCGGGCGGCCAGTTCGGCGCACCGTCCTACGGCGGCGTCGTCGGCAACATCGCAGGCGTCCCGGTCGTGCTTGACGCGAACATCGCCACGACCACGTCCACGGATCAGGACACCATCTACGGCGTCACCGCTGGAGAGCTTCACCTGTGGGAGGACGCGGGCTCGCCGCTGTTCATCCGCGTCGATCAGGCCAGCTCGCTCGGCGTGACCATCGCGGCATTTGGGTTCACGGCCTTCACGGCATCGCGTAACCCGGCAGCGCATGGGACCATTTCTGGGACTGGTCTCAGCACGCCGAGCTTCTAGATTTACCCCACAACTGAATAGCAGCGCACCCCCCTCGGCCCCGTCTGTAACCCAGGCGGGGCCGAGGCATGGGGACACATCGCGGACCCTGGGGAGGGCGTCGTGCGAACTAAGGACAAGGTCTACGTCGGATGGATTGACGGAGGCCAGGTCGAGGCGCAGTTCGCTGCGGACCTTGCCACCATCACTCTCGGCCGGACGTCGCGCATAGACGGTCTCCTCCGAGTGGGCGGGCACCTGTTGTCCCGTCAGCGCAACGAGCTCGTCTCGCAATTTCTCGACAACACAGATACGCCGTGGCTTCTGATGATCGACACCGATCACCGCATCCCCGTCGCGTCCTTTGACCGGTTGATTGACGCGGCGCACGATGTGAGTGTCCCCGTCGTATCGGCGCTGTGCTTTGCGGCCTACCCGCCCACGCCCGGCAACCTCTACCCCACGCCCGTCCCTGCCATCTACAAGCAGTCCGACACCGGCCAGTACGCCCCCCTCCATGACTACCCGCGCGACCGGCTTATCCGCGTAGACGCGACTGGGGGCGGCTGCCTACTAATGCACCGCTCTGCACTAGAGAAGGTGCGCGAGATGCGCCCCGAGGGCATGTCCCCGCGGTGGTGCTTCTTCATTGACGGCCCCGTAGGGGACGACTGGTACTCCGAGGACTTGTCCTTTATGCGCCGCCTAGGCGCGGCCGGTGTGCCCATTCACGCGCACACCGGGGCGATCCTGCCCCACCTCAAGACGTACACCCTGACGGACGCGCATCACGCGCGACACATGGAGGAGCACGCCCATGAGCGCGCAAGATGAGACCATCGCCGCCCTGCTAGCAGAGCGCCGCGGCTACGTCGCCCGCGGACTGTCCGACCGCATCAAGGCTGTCGACGAGCAGCTCGCCGCGCTCGGCCACAGGGCACCCGCCGCACCGGCAACCGCGCAGGCGCCCACGCCCGAGAAGGCTGTCGCACCGAAGCCGACGCGGGGGCGTAAGGCGAGCGCATGAGCCTCGTCACGACGTCCGAGCTGGCGTCCTTTACTCAACTCACGATCCCCGCTGGGGCGGTGACGACCCAGGCCCAGGCCGCGTGCGACCGGGCGACCGCGCTCGTACGCGCCTACGTTCGCCGCAAGATCACACAGACGACCGAGACCGTGACGGTGACTCTCACGTCCAGCATGGATTACGTCGTCCGCGGACTAGTAGACCGCCACCTCCTCGACACGATCCTCTTGCCCATGACCCCGGTCATCTCCATCACGTCCATCACGATCAATGGGCTAGCCGTCAACGGCTACACCCTGCGCGCGGACGGCTCCATCCTTCTGCCCAGCGGATACCCCAACGGCACCACGGCCGCCGTCGTCTACGTCTCCGGCTACCCCTCCACGGACTACCGCGTCGAGGCTGCCCGTGCGGTGGCCGTCCGAGTAGCCGCTCGGCTGTGGACTAACCCCGACAGCCGCACCTCCTACACCGGGCCGGAGGCGCTGAACTACCAGAGCACCCCCGACCTCGTGCGCCTTCTAACCGCCGACGAGCGCGCCATGCTCCAGCCGCTCGTCCGCATGGACGTCGTCGGCTGATGTTCGACGTCGATACCTCAGGACTAGACGCGGGGATCGCTCGCATAGAGGAGAAGGTCGACCGCGTCTCCAAGCTTGCCCGCGACATGACTCCCCTGTGGCCCAAAGTTGGGGAGCTGTTTGCCGCGCAACAGCGCGACGTCTTCGCGTCGGGCTTCAATTGGCAGCCGCTAGAGCGCGCGACCATCATCAAGAAGGGCAGCGCCCGCGTCCTCGTGGAGACGGGCGCACTCATGCAGGCAGCCACCTCGCCGATCCCCGTAGAGGCGACACCGCTCTACGCCAAGTTCGGCGTCCGTCACTCAGACGTGACGTACGCCCATTGGCACGCGCGCGGCGCAGGCGTCCCAGAGCGGCGTCCCGTCCCCCCGCTGTCGACCGATCTACGCCGGGCGTGGCTTGAGGTCGTCGCCGAGAAGGTACGCGAGGAGCTCGCATGAGGGGCCACGAGTATGCCCGCGCGCAGATTCGCACCCACCTCCAGGCGACCGTCCCGACGCGCCTCGCAGCGATCAAGACAGCTCTCACGGTGACCACCCCAGCGGCACCCGCGTCCTACTCCTTGGCCGACCGCCTGCCCGTCGACCCCAATCTCTACCCCGCCATCTTGATCACGTCCACAGCGGCCCCGACAATCCGCAAGCAATCCGTCTACGCCGCAGGCGACGCCGCGGACTTCATCGTCACCTATGACGTCCGCATCGTCGTCGCCTGCCGCACCGACGTCGCCGGGGGCGATGAGGCCGCCAGCGTCGACCGCGACCGCCTCCTTCTGGCCGTGCGCGAGTCCCTGCTTGGCCGAGCCAATCTCCCCGCAGACATGGAGATCAGCACGGCTGACCTCACCGAGGACACGGGCGCGGCGACTCAGGACTTGCGGAGCCGACCCCTGTCGGCCGGACAGATCACGCTCCGAGTCGCTCTCATGGAGACGCTCGCAGCCTCCCCAGCCCCCGACGCCCTAGAGGAGTCGGCTGTCGACGTCACCGGCTACAGCCGCGACACCGACGACATCACCCCCAACTAGCCCGAGGAGAGCTCACCGTGAGCCGAGTCTCGCGCGCCGAGGTCGCCCTCGGTGCTGCCCCCGTTGTCGAGGACGCCCCCGAGGTCGTCGTCGAGTCCCCCAAGCCGACCGCCTCCAAGGCCAAGGCCAAGCCCACCGAGTCTGAGGAGAGCTCCTGATGAGCGACCGCGTCTCCGTTACAGTCAATACCTCGCCGTCGTCACCTCCCACAGCCGGGCCGGTGTCGGGGCGATTCTTCATCGTCGGACAGACCCAGAAGGGCACGACGACCCCGACCGTGATCCGCTCCATGCGCGAATACATCGCCACATTCGGAGCGCGCACGGGCGGCGTGAGCATGTACGACGCCGCCGAGCTGGCCCTGCGCGCCGGTGTCGCCGAGCTCGTGGTCTGCCGCGCGACAGGAAGCGCCGCCGCTACCGCGAGCCTGAGCATGGACAGCGGCAAGATCGTCGTCACGGCCCGCAGCGTCGGCGCCTACGCTAACTCCTTTACAGCCGCCTACACCTCGGCGACTAACACCCTCACCATCGTCACCGACGTCGGCACCGAGACCTACGTCGGCGCGACCGCTGCCGCCCTCCTCGCCGAGGCGTCAATCAGCGACACGGTCGCCGTCACCTCCTCCGGCACCCTGCCCTCCAGTAACGTCTCCTCGGCCAGCCTTACGGGTGGCGCGGACGACTACGCGGGTGTCGCGTGGGCCACCGTCCTAGCCGCCATCCCGGCCGACTTGGGACCGGGCGCTATCGCGACCCCGGGCGTGGCACATGGCACCTCCGGCGCCGCGCTCTGCGCACACGCCTCGACTAATGACCGCCTCGCCCTTCTGACCGTGGCGTCAGGCTCGGCGGTCGGCACGGCGGCGTCGGCCGCGGCCACGGCAAGCGCCTACACCGGCGCCAGTCACGCGGCCCTAGTGTGGCCGCACGTCCGTATCCCCGACGGCACGACAGCCGGTCGCCTCGTCGATCCGACCGCCTTTGCCGCTGGCCTGCGCGCCCGCGCCCACGCGGTGGGTATTGGCGAGTCAGCACTTGCCGAGCGTTACGCCCGCCAGGTGGTCGACGTTGAGCCTGAGATTGCCGTCACCTCGGCGAATTGGGCAACGGCGAACACAGCCAAGGTCAGCGTCGTCCGCACCGTGGCCGGTGTGACGCGCCTCTACTCGTGGCAGACGCTCACCGCGTCGGGCCGTAACCTCCTGCCCGCGCAGTACCGGGACATGATCAATGCTCTCGCCTATGGCGGCAGCGTGATCCTGGAGTCCTACGTCGGACAGCCCGGCACCGCCGCAACCTACTCGGCCGCCGCTGGGGAGCTCTCGGGCTTCCTGTCCGGCTACGCCGCCTACCTCCAGCCGCGCGTCTCAGGCGGCGTCCAGGTGGACCCCGGCTACGTCGTCTCCGTCTCTGGCGGGAATGACCCGGCCGACAACCGCATCAGCGCCGACGTCTCGATCCGCTTTGCGGAGTCGGTCGAGTTCGTCGACTTCACCATCGCCGTCGGCGACGCTAACGCCGTCATCTAAGGAGACTGACACAACATGCCTAACTACGTTTCCAAGAGTCGCCGGAAGGTCACGGTCTCATCCATGCCTGGCGTGTGGATGACGGCGTCCGATCCGTCGGCGTCGCGCACTAACCAGATGCGCCGTCGCGGCGCGGGCGAGAACATGGAGGTAATCACCTCTCGCCTCACCTGGGAGTCCATCACCCTCACTAAGATGTGGGACCCGGACTCCGATCAGACGGTGTGGACCGAGCTCAACCGCGGCAACGCCTACAACAATTCGACGATTACCTTTACCGATCTGGACAGCGACGGGGTGCCCCAGGGCACGCCGGACGCCTACGCCGGATGTGCTGTGGAGTCCTTCACCCGCACCGGCTCAGACGCCAACGCCGACGACGAGATCGTCGAGCTGACCGTCGTGTGGTCAGTCCCTAGGAAGGGCTGACCCATGAGCATCGGGGAGGAGATTCGCCGGGAGATTGCATCCCGTCAGCGTCGCACCGTAGAGATCACCCATCCTGAGGTCGTCCAGTACGCGATCACCTATCGCGTCCCGACAGACCGCTCCGAGGTTGCGGGAATCTTCAAGCGTGCGGAGATGAATAAGAAGGAAGCGGGCCTCGCGGACGCCTCCATCCTGGCGCTGTGCTGCCTTGAGATTAGGCGCTACGGCACGCTTGTCGCGGACGATGAAGGCAACCCCCTCACGTTCCGCGACAAGCAGCTCCAGGAGTGGGTCGGCGCTACGTCGGCCCGTGACGCTGCCCGAGCCCTTTATGGCTCAGACGGCTACGTCACCACCGTCGCCAGCCGACTTCTTGAGGAGGCGGGCTACGGCAAGGACGACGAGGTCCTCGTCGAGGACCCTACGTCGCCGAGCTGAGTCGACACCCCGTCGTCGTCACGGCTCAAAGATTCGCAGCGGGTGGCCTCGGCTCGGTCTGGGATGTCCTAGACCGACCCGAGGCTGATCTGCCCCTGATAGTGGCCCTCACCGTGGCCCGCTCTCGGGACCTAGACGAGCAGCAGCGCAAGCCCTAACGCGAGGAGGTGAGCAGTCATGGCAGAAGAAGAACTCATCGTAAAGATGACTCTGCAGGACGAGCTCTCCCGCCAAGCGACGGCGCTCAATAAGACAGTCGGCAAGCTGCGGACCGAGATGGAGAAGGCCCGCGAGGAAGCAGAGCGCACGGGCGACACCTCCAACTATGACCGCCTCCAGAAGGAATACCAGCAGACCCAGCGCGAACTCGTCACGATCAAGAATCGCGCCAAGGAGGTCGGCCGCGAACTCCGCACGATGGAGAAGCAGGGCGTCAAGTCTGCGACCCGCGTGCAGTCGGCTTGGAAGAAGCTCCAAGGGGTGATGAAGAATCCCCTCTTTACAGCGGCGACCGTAGCTGGCGTGGCCCTGTTCGGCAAGCGCGCCGTCGAGGCGTTTGCCCAGGCCGAGCAGTCGCAGATGAAACTCGTCCAGGCTTACCAAAAGTTCAGCGGCGTCAGCGACGTCCCTATCGACTCCATCCGCGCACTCGCGTCCGAGTTGCAGTCACTCACCGGGACAGACGACGACCTCCTCGCCGCTGCCGCCGCGACCCTGGCGCGCTTCGACCTCACCGGGACGGCCATCAAGGGGCTATTACCCCTCGTCAATGACTTCGCCATCCTGACGGGCCGCGACGTCGTTGAGGCATCCGAGGCCATCGGCAAGGCGTTTATGGGCAACGCTCGCGCGCTCAAGGAGCTCGGGATCAACTTCGTCGCGACAGGTGACCGAGGCGCGGACCTAGAGACGATCATGGCCGCCCTAGAGTCTAAGGCGGGTGGCACGGGCGAGGCTTTTGGCGCGACCGCTGCCGGTGGTCTGGCCCGCGCACAGCAAGCCTTCGGCGACCTCCAGGAGGAGATCGGCGGCACGCTCGTCCCCGCCCTAACCGCGATGCTCCGCGTCGTCGAGCCTGCGGCAAAGTTCTTCTCTAGCCTGCCCGGTCCCATCAAAGGAGTCGCTATCGCTATCGGCGTCCTCGCCGCTGCGGCACTTGCCCTTGGCCCGCGTATCGCCGTAATGATCACGGGCATGAAGGCCGCAGGCATTGAGGCGACCGTCATGCGCGGGAAGATGGCCGCCGCGGGCAGTTTCGTGGCTGGCCCCTTTGGTGCCGCTCTGGCCCTCGGCACGGTCGCGCTGACTCACTTCCTGATGGAACAGGCCGAGGCGTCTGCACGCGTGGACGAGTTCGCCTCCAACATTGACAGCGTTACAGGGAAACTCAACAGCGCGGGCGTCGCTCGCATTGCCGAGCAGCTTCTCGGCGACATCAGCGAGGATGACTGGAAGACGCTCGACTCGCTGGGCATCTCGGTCGAGGATGCCACAGCCGCGGTCATCGGCGGCGCCGACGCTTGGGAGGCGTTCCGCATCAAGAAGGCCGAGGCCGTCAACCGCGCTGGCGTCGGCTCCCAGAAGGGGCTCCTCGCGACCCTTGAGGGCAACGTCATGGGCCTACGCTCCGAGGTACAGCGCGGCGAGGAAGCGTGGCGCGCCGCCACTCGCGCGACCGCTATCGCGGAAGGTGGCCTAGAGGACGTCGCCTACACCTCCGGCACAGTCGAGGCCGCCATGCGGAGGGTCAATCCTCTGGTCGGCGAGTACCGCGACAAGGCGTGGTCGGCGTCCTATGCCGCGTCCGCACTCAAGACGGCTAACCAGAACGCCGCCACCGCCACCGACAACCTGTCGCGCGGCCTAGAGGGACTGCAAGCCACGATCAGCGAACAGCAGGCGCTCGCCGCCTACCAGGCCTCACTAGAGACATTCATCGCAGACCCCAGCGCCGCGACGGCTAGCGCCGTTGCCGCTGACATGGCGACCGCCGCCGCGGCAATTCAAGACCCAGGCGACCGGGCCAAGTTCACTAAGCGGGCCATCGACGACATCCGTACAGCCGCGAGTGACGCTGGGATGAAACTAAATCCCGATCTTGACGCGGGCCTTCTGCGCGCCCGTGGCAATGCGAGACTCCTAGAGACTCAGATTGACCGCGCCGTCCGCGCTCGCGTAGTGGAGATCACTCTGCGATTCAATGACTCGCGCGGCACCTACGGCAATACGACCGGCCAAGGCAACGGCCCTCGACATGGCGGTTACACCGATGGGTGGATTAGTGGCGGCTACGGCGGCCCGACGTCCGACCTGGCGCCCATCTGGGCGTCCCGAGGCGAGTACGTCCTGCGCGCCGGTGCTGCCGCTGCCCTCCGCAATGCGCTCGGCGACTCCGGCCTGTACGCGCTCAACCACGCCGACCGCTCTATGCCATCGTTCCTAGATTCCCCCGTGCCCCCCATCGTCTCAAGCGGTGGCTCCGAGCCTGCGCTCGTGGGCGCGGGGGCCCCTGTCATCAATATCGGCGAGATCAAGGCCGACAGCGGGATCGACGTCCAGTCCGAGGTGTTGTGGGCGCTGCGACGCCATGAGCGCATCAAGCGGGAGCGGTCGTGAGTGTGAGCGTCCGCGTACCCGGCTACGCCTCAGAGGTCGCGCGCCAGGTCCGCATCAGCGCCCCAGCCATCGGCGAGGTCGTCCTGCCGTGGTGGCCCGATGAGATCGGCTCGTCCAATCTCGCAGGCATCTACGAGACACAGGATCGCCCCGGCCGCGTGCCCCTTCTTGTGCGCTCAGGCGATCCCCTGCCGGAGCTGCGGATCGGTTGCATTGTCGCTACCAATAACCCCGAGCAGCCCGGCAACGTCGGCCAAGTACTCGCGGCCCTACGGAGAATGGCAACCGCCAAGAAGCCCGTCACCGTCAAGATGGCAAGCCGCTCGTCGGCGTACCGCATCACCGACCTAGGCATCACCGAGCTCGACTGGGACACAAGTGGCGAGCCCTCTAGTGCCGAGGTGTCCCTGACCATGACCGCCTCGTCCGATGCCGCCGTCCCCGTAGGCCCGATCAAGAAGAAGCCCAAGCGATGAGTGTCGCCTTCAATGAGCCAAGCCCGGAGGGCGTGCCCGCGCCGGAACCACCCGCGGGTCTGCCCGACTACGAGGCGCTGTCCCCCGCGCGTCGCTCGCCCCAGGTCCGCGCCGCCCAGCGCCTCGGCTCGCGCCGCCCTGACCGTCTGCCTAAGTCACCCTCGGACGCCTAATGCCTGAGCGCAAGCCCCGCGCAGACGTCATCCGAATCGCCACGCGCAAGATCGCCGCCCAGCTTGCCGACGTCATCACCGACATTAGCCTCGACTACGGGACGGGCCAGGTCGCCGAGCTGTCAATCACAGCCGCGGACCCCACGGGACGACTAGACGGCAGCCCTATCGCGGCCCTAGGGACCACGGTCACCATGACCGACGACCCTGCGGGCTCGTGGGAGGTCGGCTCCATAGACGCCGTCTACGGCGCCGGGATCACCTGGACGTACCGCTGTCGCTCCAAGCTTGCCAAGAATCTGCGGACCCGATTCAAGATCGGCGCCGAGGTCAAGGTCTCCCCTACCGAGTGGGTGACTCGCCGCGTCAAGGAAGCAGGCGGGCGCACCATTGCCCAGCCGTCGTCCAAGCGCATCGCCATCGGCCAAGGCGGCAAGCAAGACAGGCAGAGCGTCCTCGACGTGATCGGCAACCTCGCCGGGGAGCTGGAGTGGGGATGGGTCGAGCACGGGGACACCTTCTACTTCGGCGACCCGTACTGGGCGCTGACGGGCGGGCCTGGCCTGCCGACGTGGCCGGTCACTTGGAAAACGGACGTCCGCAGCGACGCCCTGGCGATGTCGGTCAATCTGTCCGACGACGACACCGAGACCCGCGGCACCCTTGACCTGTCGCTTCCCAACGCCTACGGGCGACGGCTCCGGCCGTGGCATCGCGTCCAACTCAAGGACGCTGGCCGCTACTCCGGCCTGTGGCTCGTCGACTCCGTGTCCTACCGAGACGACGACTACTCCCCCGCAGACGTCTCCTGCTCCTTGCCCCGCAAGCCATCTAAGAAGGGCGGCAGCACATGAGCCTCCGCTCAGGATTCCAGCGCGGCATCGTGACGCGCGCGACGTCCGCTGGCGTTTATGTCCAGATGCCCGACCTGTACGGGTCCTCCGAGGTCGGCCCCCTGGACTTCGTCGGCCCCAAGATGCGGCGAGCCTCTCGCACCACGGCGGCCGGTGGGACAAGCCCCACAGACAGCGGCGGCACCCCCGCGCACACCCACGCCATCGCCACCCACACCCACAGCCTCGCCCAGGTTGACACGGTCGCGGACAGATTCGCCACCGGGGATCGCGTCCTCATCGCCACCGTCGGCCCCGGCGACTGGGTGATCCTCGGCCGGATTGAGACTGGAGCGAACACATGAGCGCGACCTTGGCGCACCCGTTCCGGCTGGACTCCGCAGGGGCCGCGGCCATCATCCCCCAAGGCGGCAAGCGTCACGCGCTAGAGCTCGTGCGCCACGTCGTCTCCTGCCGCATCGGTGAGCGACCTCTCGCGCCCGATTGGGGTCTCGCCGACCCGCTCGCCGACGGCGTAGATGAGGCAGACGTCCGCGCGGCGATTGACCTGTGCGAGCCCGACATCGTCGTCTCCGGCGTCACCCTGACACCCCGCGACAGCACCGACCTAGACATCGTTATCGACGCCGCCTGGAGGGCATAGATGAGTGACCTCGGCCTCTCCCGTGTAGAGCTGACCCCGGACGACCGCGACCCACAGGCGACCTTTGACGCCATGCTCGCCACAGTCCAGGCCGCGCTCCCAACGTGGGACGCCCGTAATGGCGCCCTAGAGACCGTCCTCCTAGAAGCCTTTGCGACTGGCGCCGCCGATCTGATCTACGCCCTCAACAGACTCCCCGGCCGCATCGAGGAGGACATCCTCGCCCTGTACGACGTCGCCCGCTACGCCGGCGCCGCCGCCACCGGGACGGCCGTGATCACTTTCGACACCTCGCGCACGGTCACCGTGAGCGCGGGCCTGCGCTTTGCGGTGCCCGACTCAGACATTGAGCTAGAGGTCAGCACGACCACTACCGGCACCGGCGCGACGCTGTCGGTCCCCGTGCGCGCCACCGAGCCCGGCACCGAGCCCAACGCCATCACCTCAGGCGCCGCCCTAGACGTCCTTGACTCCATCCCCTTTGCGGTCTCGGTGGCCCTGTCTGGCACCTTGACCGGGGGCGCCGACCCCGAGACGGATGCCGCCTACATTGAGCGCGCCTCGACTCGACTCGCGCGCGTGACCTCATCCCTCGTGGTCGCGGATCACTTCACGGCCTACGCGCTGGAGAATCCCGCCGTCAAGCGGGCCAAGGCCTACGACCTGTGGGATGGCAGCGGCGCGAACACTTCCTCAGACCTAGGCTACGTCACCGTCGCCGTGTACGGCAATCAGGCCCAAGTCGCGTCAGGCACCCGCACGACCCTCGCCGCCGAGATGAATGAGCGCGGCGCCGCAATGATGACGCCGGTCGTAATTCAGTCGACCGTAACGACCATCAACATCGCCGCCACCGTGGTCGCCCTCGCAGGCTATGACACTAACGCCGTCCGAGACGCCTGTGTCGCCGCCGTCCGCGCGTACGTCAATACCGACCGCTGGCCGTGGGATACATCCCTCATTGACACACAGATCATTGACGTCCTCTCGGATGTCCCAGGCGTCGACTACGTCAGCTCCGGCACCGTGACCCCGAGCGGGACGACGACGATCACCACGCCCGCGGGTCTCGCCAAGGCAGGCACCGTCACGATCACGGTCACCTGATGGGCACCCCGCGCACCGAGGCCCAGGTCGAGGAGTACGTCTACCGACTCCTCCCCGACTACGTCCGCGACGACGACCCCGGCACCCTCGCCACCTTCCTCGGCAAGGCCACCGCCTCCGCAATGGGACCGGCCCTACGTCTCGCCGACGTCGGCGACCCGGACACCTCAGTCACCGGCACGGCCGAGCTGGCGAATCCTGACGCGGCCCCGAGGACATGGCTCGCGTGGCTTGGATGGCTCGTCGGCATTGACCTCGACGCCATCCCCGACGCGGGCAAGCGCGCCGCGATCTCGGAGTCCTCAACCCTCCAGCGCCGCGGGTCCAAGCGGGCCATCATCCGCGCCACTCAGCGCGAGCTCACCGGCTCCAAGTCCTGCCGGGTCTACTGGAATCTTTCGGGCTCAGACCCCTACCTCATCACGGTCGTGACGCTCATCTCACAGACGGCTAACACCATTACGGCCCTAGCGGCAGCGACCACCGAGAAGCCCGCGGGCATGGACCTCGACCTCCAGACAACCACGGGCGCGACCTACTCCGAGCTAGGCGTCGCATACGCCACCTACACCGCGCTCGCGGCTGCCTTTACTGACTACGACGATCTCGGGGACTGGACCCCGCCTACCCCCTAGGAGAGGCGCACGATGCCAAATACGACCAAGGGCTACCCCTACCCATCGGGGACCGACAATGTCGACGTTCCGGGCGATATCCAAGCCCTCGCCGACGCTGTCGACGCCTCCCCCGGGGTCACGTCGTACACGTCCACACAGATCGCCGGTCTGTCCGCTGGCGCTAAGTGGGCGGGGCGCGTGGTCTACAACAGCACCACCGGCCGAGTCCAGGTGTCCAACGGCTCCACGTTCTCCGACGTCGACACGACCACCTTGGGCTCTAGCAATCCGCAGGCATTGGGCACCGCTGCCGCTGGCGTGTCGACAAGCGCAAGCCGCGAGGACCACGTCCACGCCATGCCGTCCGCTGCCAATGTCGGCGCCCCGTCAACGTCGCGACAGATCACCGCAGGCAACGGCCTCACAGGTGGCGGCGACCTGTCCGCAGATCGCACCATCGCGGCGAACTTCTCCAGCTCTGCCGCTGCGCTCGGGACATCGGCGGCTGGGTCGGCCAATAGCGTCAGCCGTGGCGATCACGTCCACGCCATGCCGACGGCCGCTGACGTGGGCGCCATCGCGACGACTGCACTCACGGCCACGGCCCCCGCTGCCCTGAGCTCTAGTGCGGCTGCGGGTTCCTCGACAAGCGTCGCCCGCCTGGACCACGTTCACCCCTTTCCTACGGCCGCCAATGTTGGGGCCATCTCCACGGCGGCGCTGACATCCACGGCCCCGGCTAACCTGGCCTCAACGGCGTCGGCTGGCAGCTCCTCAGACGTGGCCCGCCGAGACCACGTCCACGCCCTGCCTACAGCGGCAGATGTGGGCGCCGTCGCCAATGCCCTAGTTACCGCCAAGGGCGACCTCATCGTCGCTACGGGCAACGCGACACCGGCACGCCTCGCCGTGGGCGGAACTAACGGGCACGCCCTCAAGATCAACTCCGCGACAGCCACGGGGCTGGAATGGGGAGCCGTCACGACAACCGGGGAGGACGACCAGATCGTCCTTGCCGTTCAGGTATTCGGATAAGGAGCAACGACTCTCATGGCTACATTTACTAAAACCCTCCTGTCCGGTTCCACTCAGGGCAGGGGTATCAAGGTCGTCGCTACGGCATCGAGCGGCACGACGATCCACGCGACCGGCACGTCGTCGTCCACGATTGACGAGGTGTGGCTCTACGCCTACAACTCCGACTCGTCGGCCCGTCTGCTCACGATCCAATGGGGCAACACGACCTCTCCCGATGACGACATCAAGATCAGCATTCCCGCGCAGTCGGGCCTCGTCCTCGTTGCCCCCGGTCTAACCCTGACCGGCACCGGGTCGGCCGCCAACACGATCCGCGCATTCGCGGCAACGGCCAACGTGATCACCATCCACGGTTACGTCAACAGGATCGCCTGATGCGCGACAGATCACGCTCTCTCGTAAGCACCCAAGTCAAGGACTGGGGGCGGTTTCCACTAAATCGAGTTCCATCACTAATTGACGTTCGATATGTGATCGTCGCTGGCGGTGGCGGTGGCGGTGGATTTGTTGGTGGCGGTGGCGGCGCTGGCGGCTACCGTGCCAATGTTCCTAGCGAAAACTCAGGTGGAGGGGCAAGCGCCGAGGCCGCATTTTCCGCTGAATCAGGGCTTGCGTACACCGTGAGTGTTGGAGCAGGCGGGGCTGCGTCAACAAGTGGCAGCAGTTCAGCCTTCTCATCATTCACCGCATCCGGCGGTGGAAGTGGTGCAAGCAACGGATCATCTGGCGCTGGCGGCGGCAGCGGGGGCGGCGGTTACGACGGCACCAACGGTCCTGGCTCCGGCACGACAAATCAAGGCTACTCAGGTGGAACGGGCACGACCGCCGGTGGTGGCTACGGTTCTGGCGGAGGTGGCGGGGCAAGCGCCGTAGGTAACAACGGAACAACAAACAATGGAGCGGCAGGTGGCGCTGGCGTTACCTCCAGCATCACCGGGACATCCGTTGCTAGGGCAGGCGGCGGCGGCGGCTCGGGTGAGTCCAGCGGCGGCAGCGGCGGCAGTGGTGGCGGCGGGTCAGGTCGAGGGCGTAACAGCGGGACTGCGACAGCAGGAACCGCCAACACCGGCGGCGGGGGCGGTGGTGGCTTTGTTGGATCGGCTCAGAGCGATGGACGCCCCGGTGGTTCGGGTGTAGTCATCTTCTCAATCCCAGAAGCCAACACGGCAACTTTCACTGCGGGAATAACCCAGTCATCTACTACGTCCGGTGGTCGCCGTATCTACACCGTCACAGCATCCGGCCTAGCCGACACCGTTACCTTCTCCTAGGAGCCGACTACATGGCACATTATGCGGTTCTGAATCAAGCAAATGTCGTGACCTTTGTTCATCCTGGCAAGGACGAGAACGACGACGGTACGGACTGGGAGCAGTATTACGGTGCGGTTCGTACCTCTTACAACACGCACGGCGGCGTGCATGTCGCGGGCGGCACACCCTTCCGCTACAACTACGCCGGTATCGGCTACACCTTCAGCGATGCCCCTCAGTGGGCGGCGCAAGGCGGAGCGTTCATCCCACCGCAGCCGTACCCGTCATGGACGCTCAACCCTGACACGGCCCTCTGGGACGCGCCCACGCCGATGCCGACCGAGGGAGGCCCGTACATCTGGGACGAGGCGACCCTGTCATGGGTGGAGATGTCCTGAACCTAGGGGTTAGACGCACCTGTCCATAACTGCGTTCCAAACACCGGGGGATCTAGGGGGGTGGAAATCCGCGAGTCGGGGGGGTGAGAATCCGCGTGTCGGCCCGACCTCGATGTCGGGCAGGGCTGGGACAATGAGAGTGCGACTAAGCCGCCCCCTTGGGCGGGGGAAGCCGCAGCCGCTCCTGGGCACGAGCCACGAAACTGCCCATCAGACTCCAGGGGAGGAACCTGCGATGACAGAAACAGCACCGCCCATGAACGCCCATGTCCTTGACCGCAACGGCAAGGTATGGGTCCGCATGAGTCCTGACCGCGACCCCAACATTTGGCGCACGGAGCCGCCGTCGCTGTTGAGTGGCTGGCGTACATGGGATCAGTTGCAGGAACTTGAGGGGCCGCTTGTGGTGGTGGCCCCATGACTCATTGGTCGGTGGACCTCAATGCGGGAGCCTCTTACCTGACACTCACAGATGAGCCCATCGTCAGGACTGTGCAGGCGGGTCCGGTGAACGTGGACCTAGACGCCCAGGGCGAGGCGGTAGGAGTCGAGTTTCTGCATCCCGCTCCGGTGGTGACGGCATGACCCGTGTAGAAACTACCGTCGTCAAGGTTTACGGATGCTGCGCCGCGACGCCACCGTGCGATGCCTGCAAAGCCAGTCAGCGGCTCTACGGCCTGTGCGCCACACATGGGCACGCCTGCGGCTAACGTAAGACTTGCGAACACTTCTCATAGGCGGGGCATGAGTTCGGCTTATGAGAAGTGTCGGACCCGCGTGCCACCCTTGGAGCCATGATGACTTACGAGGAAATCAACGCGGTCGTGTCCGAGCTGAAGCCCGGTGACCACGTTTGGCTGCGGGTCGCTCACGAGTCAGGGCACACCGAGGATGCCACCGGCGTCGTCTGGGAGTCGGACAACGGCTACCTGTGTCTGGGGCCGCGCGTGATTCGCTGGCCGGAGGGAAAGCATCCTGAGGGCTTGCAGGCGCTCGCGTTGCTGATCCCTGCCTGACCGGGGTCGGTGGGATTGGGCCGCGCTTTCGAGCGATTGTGGCCCAAGGCCCACCACTCTCGGTGTGTTGGCCTAACCTCAATATCGGGTAAGTCTGAGAGGATGACGGCATGACGCATGACCCGCTGTGCAAGGGCGACGAGGTCGGCTACGCCTGCATGTGTCCGCTCATCGCCAGGGTCAGGGCAGACGAGCGGGCCAAGTACGTCCTGCCCGACCTGCCAAGAGGCGGCGACCATGTGGACTGGTGCCGTGACCTCGCTTGCTGCGGCTGCGAGGAGATCGCTGACGGCGTGATCGCCCAAAGTCTCTAACTTGCCAGTTACCGTCAGAGCTTGCCGAGGGCTCGTCGGACGGTCATCCGATCCACGCCGGCCACCTTGGCGGCCTGGACCTCAGACATCCCTGAGTCCACCGCGGCCACGATGGCGGCGTAGAGCTCGACGGCTAAGGCCCGCTCACGCTCGCGGGCCTTGCGCCACCTGTCGGCCACCTTGCCCAGCTCCTCGGCGCTCATCGCGCCGCCGCCGTAGCTGCCTCAACGGTGTCGAAGTGGCCCATGAAACGGTCCTGGGAGTCGTACACGCTCCACTTGTGCCGGATGCCATCCGACCAAAGGCCAGGGACGATCATCCATCCGTTGGTGGTCATGCCCAGCCCGCGGCGGGTCCAATTGACGGTGGCGCTCATCGGGCCACCCCCCCGAGGTAGGCGCCGGTGGCGACCATGTCCAGGCCGTCATTCTGGTAAGCCGTCTGGCGGTACACGTCGGCCTGCTTGAGGTAGCGCTCGACGCGGCCAACGAAGCCGGTGTCGAACTTGGTGAGGCGGGTGTAGACCGTCTCACCGTCGCGGGTGACTGCGATGCGGATCTTGCCCTCGTCTGCCGGTGTGAGCCGAATGGTGATCTGGTCGATGGTGTTCATTTGGTGCCTCCCCTGTCGGTGTGTCCCTATGTAGAGAACTCTACACCTATCTGTAGAGGAGTCAACAGGAAACGGCACATTTCTTGAAACAATTTCCGGCCAATTTCTAGACCGCCCGAAACGGACACGACGTTAACCGCTGCATTACTGCGCCACACCCCAGCCCCCGACCGTCGGGGGCTTTGCCATAAGGAGTCCACCCATGCCCGAGGGCGTGCATGTCAGCACCGAGGAGATGTTCTCTCTGTTGCGCCGTATTGACGCCACCGTGACCCGCATCTCCACGGCCGTCGACAGCCTGGACGACCGGGTCGCCGACCACGAGGCACGTCTGCGAGTCATTGAGCAGCGCGAGGACCTGAGCCGGCGCGTCGGCGAGATGGAGACACGACTCCAAGCAACCCAGGCCCGCGTGTGGGCGTTCCCATCCCTGGCCGGAGTCGCGGCCGTCATCGCCATCGTCGTCGCGGTCCTCGACCGCATCCCCGCCTAGGAGGCGTCCCATGTTCCAAGAGTGGCTCGCGACCTCACCCGTCGCTTCGTGGCTGCGTACCTTCGCCGCCATCATCCTGACCATGTTCATCGCCGACGGCGCTGACATCTTCGCCGTGGACGCCTCCGATCTCAAGCTGTGGCTTGCGGCCGCACTTTCGGCCACGCTGCCCACGGCCGTCCGCTATCTGAATCCGGCCGACTACGCCTTCGGACATGGCGCGATCCCCGATGACCACTTCGACGTGTTTCCCGACGACGACGAGGACATGTGATGGCGGTCTCTATCAATGGCTGGCCCGTGATTGAGTCATGGGGCGACGTGCGACTAGACAAGAAGCCCATTCCAGGCTGTCCGAGTCGCAGCCTCACGATGCGCCGCGAGGTCCTGCCCCTGTTCCTCGCGCTAGCCGCGGACTATCACCGCGACATCGCCCCTCTCGACACCGGCGCGTGGGATGAGTGGAGCTACAACTACCGACCCGCGCGCACGTCAAGCGCCTGGAGTAATCACGCCAGCGGAACCGCCGTCGACCTCAATGCCAGCGCCGAGGGCGCCCGCGGCACATCGTCGGCTGGGTGGTGGCGCACCGCCAAGCGCAACATCAAGGCGTGGCGCATCCGTAGGCGCTACGAGATCGTGAACTGGGGCGGCTGGGCCGAGTACGCCGACGACCCTCGCACCCCGCAGCGCGAGGGCTGGGAGGCGGCGTGGAGTGACCCCATGCATTGGGAGCTCAAGGCCGGGACGACCTTGACCGATGTTCAGCGCATCATCGCCAAGCTCGGAATCAAGCCTGACGGCACCCGCACTAAGTAAGCCCATGACCGGGGAGGGACTGTGGCACTACTCGACGACCTCAAGGAACTAGAGACCGCCCGTCGACACTCAGGCGGGACACGATGCACGGTGGCGCGCATCCTCGACGGTATGAGCGCCGAGGAAGCCGCCGCCCTACATCACGTCATAGACCGCACCGACGTCTATGCCTCGCAGATCGCGCGCACGCTGACCGGCAACGGCCACACCATTAGCGCGGGCATGATCTCCCACCATCGGCGCCGACGGCGCGGGGGTGGATGTACCTGTCCCCTACCAGAGGCGACCGCATGAGTCTCACCGACGAGCTGCGGCGTCTCGCCGAGCTCCCCGGGGCCACCGAGCCCCAGCGCGCGACCCGTCCCACCGCCCCGAGCGGCTGGGAGCCGGGCGTCAAGTACGAGCCAAGTGGCGCGATGACCGTGACCGCTCCCCCATCGGGACCGATGGACACCGAGGATGAGTGGCGGGCCGCTGTCGAGGCGCTCGGCCTCGTCGTGCCTGAGTCCTATCGCGTGAGATTGGTCGAGGCAAGATTCGACCCCGCATCGTGGACGCGCGAGGCCCAAGGCGAGGACGCCGTCACACGACCCGTCTGGCGCTACCGATTCGCTGTGGAGCCCGCGCTCCGCACCGTCAACGTGGACGAGCTCCTCGCGTCCATCCGCACACCCAAGAAGCCCCCGCCGTCCGCGATTGACGCGCCCATCTACGTCGTCGCCCTAGCAGACATGCAGATCGGCAAGCCCGACGGCGACGGCACCGCGGGCACCGTGCGCCGCGTCCTCGACGCCCACGCGCGAGCCCTCGCTCGCTTCCGCGACTTACGCAAGCGGGGCAAGGCGGGCGAGGTGGTCATCGTCGTCGCGGGCGATTGCATAGAAGGCACCGAGTCCCAAGGGTCGCGGCTTCTCGCGCGCCTAGACTGCGACGTCACTACCCAGGTCCGCATCTACCGGCGACTCTTGGCCGAGATCGTCACCGACTACGCCGACAAGGCTGACCGAGTGCGCGTCGCCGTAGTGCCCGGCAATCACGACGAGGCCAAGCGCGTCGGCGACAAGATGGCAACCAATTACACCGACTCTTGGGCGCTGGAAGGCGCCGCATCGGTGGCCGACGCCCTTGACATCGCAGGCTACGAGAATGTCGCGTGGATCATGCCGTCCTATGACGAGCTGACCGTGACCCTAGACGTCGCGGGCACGACCCTCGGCGTCCTCCACGGTCATCAGACCCGCGGCAAGATGGACACATGGCTCGCTGCGCAAGCTCAAGGCCGCTACGCCATCGGCACCGCTGACCTCATCATCAGCGGGCACTACCACCACCTCCGCGTCCAGCAGCTCGGCCCGACGACCTGGGTACAGACACCGGCGCTCGACGGCGCGAGCCTGTGGTGGCGCCACTCAGGTCACACCGACGCCCCGCCCGGCATGGTCACGCTTCTCGCCGGTGGCGGCGCGTGGGAATCATTGGAGATTGTCTAAGCCGGGGAGGCAGCATGGACGTACGGCGACAGATACTTGACGAGGCAGGCCGTCTCATCTCCGGTCCGCGTAACGCCACCCACGGCAATTACACCGTGGAAGCGCAGCGCATCGGCAGGATGTGGGGCGCGCTACTAAACCTCCCCGAGCCCATCCCACCGCGCACGGTGGCGGCGATGATGGTCGCGCTCAAGATGGCACGAGCCACCACGGGCCGCACTCTGTCAGATGATTGGTGCGACGCGATTGGCTACAGCGCGCTCGGTGCCCAGATAGACGCAGACCTCGGCGGCGACCTGTGAAGGTGACCATCGCCATCGGCGGCGTCGAGGTGACGATGTCCGGCGTGGACATGGACGTCGCCCAGGTGCGCTCCCTGATGCGCCACGCCGCCTCCATCGCCCTCGCCCTGCCCAAGGACGAGGCCGAGCCCGAGATCACCGTCGAGCCCGAGCGACACCCGCTCGGCTTTGCCGTCCATACCGAGCTCGACCCAGAGCGGGGCGCCATCCCTGGCCCCGACTGGTATGACGACGAGGAATAGCCCCTAGACCGCGCCCCCGCTCCCCGGACCTCCCCGCCGGGTGAGCGGGGGCGCTTCCCTATGCCGCCTTAGGCGGCAGAAGAACGCATCGGGGGATTACCCCCCCCCGCTTGTCGCAAGTGACCGGGCAAGGGACAACGCGACGCGGGCGGTCTCTAGCGCGGACTCCGCTGCGGCCAGGACGTCGAGCGTAGGCACCCCGCGCGTGTCGCCGGGCGTGTCGCCGGGCGTGGCCTGCGGCGTGTCGGAAGTGCGCTCGGGCGTGTCGCTCTCGCGCACCGCTAAACCCTGAGCGATGTACCAATCCTGTACACGCCTGTCGGTCGCGTCCTGATTGACCGGCAGGAAGCCCCAACGCTCAAGCTGCAGAGCTGTCTCTCGATCCCCCGCGATCAGTCCCTCGACAGGTTTCCCCGCCTCGCGGGCGGCGTGTAGGGCTGTCCTGACGTCGGTCCTTGCGTATGGCATGGCCACTACCTCCCCTAGTGGGCGGTGCCGCGATCTGCGACACGCCCTTAGAGGATCCTTGACATTTGACCGGTCAGCAATCAGATTTAGGTCTTGACATAACTCAATCCGCGTGCGTGTCCGAATCCGACCGATCTGTACGTTATCGGCATTTAGGACCCTCACGCGGAACGTACGCCGAGGGGGCTCTCCATGACAGAGCGACACGCCAGCCCGTACCCAATTGTGACCAAATCCCCAAAAAGCGGACATCGCGCCTAGCACCTGACCCCGGTCTCCGACCCCCCTCTGGGGACCGGCTCGGGCGGGCGCGGTGGTCCCTCTGTCCATCCATCGCGCCCGCCCCCTTCCTTATCCGATTGGACAACGGACCCAAGGGGGCCCAAATGGCACCACCCCAGAATCCCAAGAACGTCCCCACAGGCGGGGACATGACATACGCCGCGCTGGAGCGCATCACCCCGGCCCAACTGAAGATGCTGCGCTACCTCAACAGGACGGCAGGCAACCCGCCGACGTGGGACGACTCCTGTCACCTCGTCCTCGGCAAGGACTGGGACGGCGTGTACGAGACGCTCTCCAAGGCCGCCGCGTCGTGGCTGATCCACAACCTCCAGACGGGCCTCGGCGTCGTCGCCGCGCGCCAGGGGGTGACGCTGCGATGAGCGACGTCGCCCGTATCGCGCCGAGCGCGCTGGACTCCAAGGTCACCTACGCCAAGCACCTCGCCCAGGCGGGCCTGTTGCCTAAGGCGTACCAGGGCCAGCCCGCCAATCTCCTGCTCGCGATGGAATACGCCGACGCCCTTGGCATCCCCACCATGACGGCGATCTCTGGCGTCCACATTGTCGACGGCAAGCCCACGGCATCCGCGGGCCTCATGTCGGCACTCGTGCGCCGCGCCGGACACAAGCTGCGCGTCACGGGTGACGACACCCAGGCCGTCGCCGAGATCGTGCGCGCTGATGATCCCGACTTCACCTTCCGCAGCGTGTGGACGATGGAGCGGGCCAAGGCCGCAGGCTTGGCGGGTAAGGGCGTCTGGAAGTCCTACCCCGCCGCCATGCTCAAGGCTCGCGCCATCTCTGAGGTCGCGCGCGACGCCTGCCAGGAAGCCCTGAGCGGCGTCATCTACACCCCGGAGGAGCTCGGCGCGTCAGTCGTCGTCACCGCTGACGGTGAGATGGCACCGGCCGATCTCGCGCCCGACCTGACACCTGAGCCCGCCGACATTGTCGACGCCGAGGTGGTCGAGGAGGACACCTCGTCATCGGAGCGCGACTGGGCTCGCGAGATCGCCTCGGCCACCGACGTCGCCACGCTGCGGAGCCTGTGGGCCGAGGCCAAAGCCGCCGACGTCATTGACCTGTACGGCCCCGACATCACGGCCAAGGTCGCCGCCCTCAAGTCCGCGACACCTATCCCCCCGCCCTTCATCCCCGAGCCCGAGTCCGATGTCGACGTCGCCGCACGCGCAGCCGAGGCACGGGCCGCACTCAAGGAGGCCACGACATGAGATCAGCCGAGCGGCGCCTCACTTGGGCGCTCATCGCCGGAGGCATCGCCACCGGCCTAGGCGCGGGACACACCGACGCGCCCCTCTACAACATTCTGGTCGGTATCGCCTGGGGCGTGCCGGTGTGGATCGGTGCCTGGGCGCTCCTGGAGACGTTGCACTACCTCCAAGAGTCACGCGATGAGGCGGGCAACCTCAAGCGCCAGCCCGCGCGCTCGTCCAATGTGTACGTCATGCACGGCCGTCCCGAGGACGGTGAGTGATGGGCGTGTCTGACCTTCTCCAGATGGCCGCGAATAATGAGCAGGCCGCCAAACTGGCGGTCGACTTTGGGCAGCGATTCGGCTATGACTCCACGCGCGCGGCGCTGGAATACGCCGAGATCGCCCGCGAGCTGCGACTTGCCGCTGTCGAGATCGCCGCAATGGACCCGGCCATCCAAGAGGACCGCGTCCAGCGCATGAAGGCCGCGGTCTGGGCGCGCCTAGACGACTCCCCTGAGATCGGGGACGGCGACCGCGAGGACCCGCTGTGATCGCCGAGATGGCGATGGGCCTCGTCCTCGCGATGCCGCCCAAGGCCAAGCCCACTCCCCCAGCCCAATGCAAGGACCGCGCCGCCCTGATGCTGTGGCGGGCGGGATTCAAGGGCGAGCGCAATCGCATCGCGTGGAGTATCACCCATCGCGAATCCAAGCATCGCAACCTCGACGAGTCCTCACCCTGGTACACGGGCGCCCTAGGCATGTGGCAAGTCCAGACGTCGGCGCACTCAGGTAGCCGATGGTGGTCGCGCGCAGCCATGCTCAATCCGGCGCGACAGAGCCGCATCGTCTATCTGCACATGACCGACCGCGGCACCTACTGGCGGCCTTGGGGACTCACTTCAGACGGCCGCGGCATGGACACGACTCACTACTCAATGTGGACGAGCGCGACGCAATGGGCGCTGATCTGGCAGCCCTACGCCTACGCCCGCTCCATCTACCCCAAGGAGTGCGCGCGATGAGCAGCCTCTACAACTCCAAGCAAGTAGCCGACGCCATTGAGACGGCGATTCGCAGCACCCGCGACACCGTCCTCGCCGAGGAGCGCGCGCGAGTGTCGCGGGCGATCTTCCTATTCGGCAACACCCTCGCGGACGTCAAGTGTGCGGAGGTCATCTACGAGCTACTCCCCTTCCTGTACGACAGCGCCGAGCGCGAGGAGGCCGACCGTGTCGCGCAACTCTGAACTGATAGCCCTGTATGACTCCTACTGTCAGGCCGGGTCCATGTCACCGGGCACGCGCGGACTCAAGCGCAATTACCTCAACCGCTTTGGCGCGACACACGATCTCCAGACATGCACCTCACAGGAGATCATCGCGTGGCTGTCGCATAACCCGGCATGGAAGCCCGCCACGCGCCGTTCCGCGCGCTCGGCCCTGACAACGTTCTTCACCTGGGCGCGCAAGATGGGCCACCGTACCGACGACCCGGCAGCCGACACGATGTCGGTCCGCGTCCCACCGGGAGCGCCCAAGCCCTGCCCCGAGTCGGTGCTAGAGCACGCCCTCGCGAGTGCGGACCCTCGCACCCGCGTCGCGCTCCTACTGGGTGCCTACGCGGGGCTACGTCGCGCGGAGATCGCCGGACTGCACGCCGACATGATTGACCTGGAGGCGATGACGCTCCGCATCACCGGCAAGGGTGGCCGGACACGAGTGGTCCCGCTGGCCGAGGCACTCGTCGAGCCCATGACTGAGGCTAAGGCCAAGGGCGGCTACCTGTTTCCCAACGGGGACAAGCCCGTGACCCCGACGACGCTCGGCCGCATGGTGAAGCCGTACCTAGGGCCGGGGCTGTCCACCCACACTCTGCGGCACCGTTTCGCCACCCGCGTCTATGCGGGCTCGCGCAACCTACGCGCCACCCAGGAACTCCTCGGGCACGCGAGCATCGCCACGACCGAGCGATACACGGCCGTGACGGACACCGAGCGCCGCGAGGCGGTGGCGGGCCTGTGATCTCCATGCGCGTCCTCGGCTACCCCGCGCCGCAAGGGTCCAAGCGGCACGTCGGTCGCGGGGTCATGGTGGAGGCGTCCAAGAAGGTCACCCCGTGGCGCGAGGCCGTCGTCTGCGAGGCACAACGCCACGGACATGTCGGACTCCTGCTCAACGGCCCCGTGGACGTCCACCTCGCCTTCTACTTCCAACGCCCACAGGGCCACTACCGCGCGAGCGGTGATCTCAAGCCCGTCGCGCCGCTGTTCCCAAGCACGCGCAGCGTCGGCGATATCGACAAGCTCGTCCGCTCCACTCTTGACGCGCTCGTCCAGGCGTCGGTCCTGACTGACGACTCCATCGTCGTCGACCTCTCGGCCCGTAAGCGGTTCGCCACCATCGCGAATCCGCGCGGCGCCGTCATCCGCATCACATCTATCGGGGAGAGTAACTATGAGCCGTCTACATGATGTCCTGATCCGCGACGAGTGGTCGACGAGCGCCGCGTGCGCGCCTTATGACCCGGAGCTCTGGTGGGTCGACGACCCTAATGACCTGGCCCGCAAGCTCGCACTAGAGGTCTGCGAGTCCTGCCCCGTCCAGCGCGATTGCCTCCAGCACGCGCTTACCACCCCCGAGCGCGAGGGCATCTGGGGCGGCAAGACACCCGCGCAGCGGCGCAACCTCATCGCCGCCGCTAGGACGGTGGCCTGATGCCTGTCCTCATGCCCACCCCCTGCGAGCTGCGGGAGATGTCCCCCCGCCAGCGCGAGAAGGCCCGCCGCGCCATCTGGCGCATCCTGCGCGAGACCGACGACAACATCCGGCGCGAGGTCCGCACACCGCGCACGGCGGTCGCTTTCGGCGAGGCTGTCCGTGAACGCGCTCGCGCCCTTGAGCACTACGCCCCCAAGGACCCGCCGTGGGTCACCGCCGAGCGCCGCCGCCTCCTCCTAGAGGCCGTCCTATGACCGGCCAGGGCGACCTCCTTGACGCGCTCGCCGCCCAAGCCGAGGCCATTGACCGCGTCGAGCGTCACGCTGACTCGGACTGGAAGCGTCACGTCCTCGACGTCATCTGGGGAATCGCCGCGTTCCGTCCTGAGCTCACCTCGGACGACGTCTGGCGTCTGCTTGACGATGACCTCGGGACACACGAGCCCCGCGCCCTGGGCGCCATGCTCAAGAAGGCCGCCGCCGAGGGCTGGGTCACTGCGACCGACACCTATCGCCCGTCCGAGCGCGCCGCGTGCCACGCCCGGCCCGTGCGCGTGTGGCGGTCCCTGATCTACCAGGGCGCCGCATGAGCACACCGAGCCCACGGCATCCCGCGGGCAAGAAGCGCGCCCAGCTCTACCAGCGGTGGTCCTGCCTCCTGTGCGGCCTTGACGGCCTCGGAGGCGTCCACGGCTGGACGACCCACTACACCGACCACCACTACATCCCAGGGGAGACACCTTGACCACGCCCATCTCTATCGTCGGCAACCTCACCGCCGACCCAGAGCTCCGCTTCACCGCGTCCGGCAAGGCCGTCGCGAGTCTGCGCGTCGCTGTATCCGAGCGCGTCAAGGACACCGACGGCACCTGGAAGGACGGCGACGCCACCTTCTGGAAGGTCACCGTCTGGGACCGCCTCGCCGAGCACGTCGGCGACAGCCTCGCCAAGGGTCAGCGCGTCATCGCCGTCGGCAGGGTCTCCTCGCGTACTTACGAGACCCGCGAGGGCGAGAAGCGCACCGACTACGAGATCACCGCCGACGCTGTGGGACCTGACCTCAAGTGGGACACCGTCAAGGTCTCCAAGGCGTCCAAGGGCGGCCCCAAGGCCACTCCCGCGGCTGACGATCCCTGGGCACACGGCGCCGTCGGACTCGACGAGGTGCCCTTCTGATGGTTGACTACAAAAAAGCGCGCGAGGCAGGACTGCAACTATTAGGTGAGCCGTGGACGCCTGCCGTACAGCTCGTATCTGAGTTGCGAGCTCTGGCGACCGACGCCCTGCCCATCAAGGGCTACGGGCAACTTGACGTCGCCTGCATCGCCCTAGGTCTGGCGCTACAGCAGCACGCCACGGATGACTACTCGCGTGGATATCGCGACGGTAAGGCCGCTGTCCTATTGGAGGCCGAGTTTCCCATTGGTGCACTTGTGGACGTTTACCGGCGCCACTCAGAGGAGGCCGCCTCGTGAGCACTCTTGCATGGGTGCGCCTTGATACGGCGATGCCCCGCAATCAGAAGATACTCACGCTCCTCGCCATGAAGGACGGCCATCGAGCCGCCTTCGTCTACGTCTGCTCGCTGTCCTACGCCGGGGAGCAAGGCACCGACGGGCTCATCCCCTCCCCCGCGCTGATGATGATCCACGGCCGCCAGTCAGACGCCGACCGACTTGTCGACGTGGGCCTGTGGCGGGCCTGTCCTGGGGGCTGGGTGATCCACGACTGGGCCGACTATCAACAGACCAACGCCGAGACCGAGAAGCGCACGGCCCGGATGAGGGCGATGGCCGAGGCCCGTTGGGGGAAGCGCCAGGCAATGCCTAACGCAATGCCTACAGCAATGCCTACAGCATCGGAGGTAAGCAATGCCTAGAGCAATGCCTAGCGCAATGCAGAGGAGAGGAGAGGAGAGGAGAGGACTGAGAGGAGAGGGTGGTCACCTAAGTAGGACTACCTCTCTTAGTCTCGCGCGTGAGGGGAATCGCCCCTTATGAGCCTCCTCCATCCCGACTGCGCGAGCACTTGCCGACGCGGTGAGGACCAGATCCCGTGCCGAGTCGTCGGTGGATGCGGGGTCGAGTGGGCTCGCGTGTGCGTACTTTGCACCCGATCCCTGCACGATGGGCACGTCTGCGGGCCATGCGGATATCGAATCAGCCGCGACCTAGACGCCATCCTCCACCTGACCGCCGAGGCATGTACCCAGGTCGACCGACCCAACCGGCCCGGCTCTGGCCGCTCGGTCCCCTCCTCGCGCCCGCCGCTCGTCGTCGAGGCGCTAGACCCCGAGCTCGCCTCGGTGCGCCTGATCCCCGAGGACCCATCCTCGGACGTGCCGCTCCTCGTCCTGCTAGAGGACTGGGAGCGCATCATCCGCGAGGACCGTGGCCTAGCGCCCTACGGCATGGCCTCCGAGGCACGCCTCGCCGCCACCGGCCCCCTTCACGGCGCCTCCTGGGCTAGGCACACCCCCGTCACCCTGACCGGCGTGATCCGCTTCCTGCACGCCGTCCACGACTGGGTCCTTACCGAGCCCAGCTTCGACCTCGCCGAGTACGCCCGCCAGATACGCCTATGCCGTCGCGCCGTATCCCGGTGGGACGCCGACCTCGCCGAGCCCGGCTGGCGCGTGCCCTGCCCCACCGTCACCGACGACGGGGACTGCGCCCAGGTGCTCAAGGTCAGCCGCGGCGCTGAGTCGGTCTACTGCCGGGCCTGTGGCCGAGAGTGGGAGATCACGCGCCTCCTCGCCGTGGCCGGGCGAGACGCCGACGTGTGGGTCGACGTCGAGGCCGCCGCAACGATGGCCGGAGTCCACGAGCGCACCATCCGCAAATGGATCGCCAAGGGCAAGGTCGCCAAGCGCGGGCAGCTCGTCCGCATCCTCGACATCCGCGAGTACGCGACCACGTTAGGGGCTTGACATATGGGGCCGAAATGTCTGCTACAATCGAGCCGTCGGCGTCCTACACCGTGGCAGCCCCCTCGCCGTACGCGAGATGACCCGCCGACACAATCACCTCGGACAATCCAAGCCCCTCGCCCCATGTGGCGGGGTGCTGTGCGCGTCCTGCAAGGAGACACGATGGCGCCGCAAGCCCAGCCCATCGCGACCATTGACGAGATCGACGAGGCGCTGTGGTGGGTCGTGCTCACCGCGCCTAGGGATAAGCACTACGGCCGCATCGTCGACTCCCTGCTCGACGAGCGCAACCGCCTAGAGACCGCCCCACCCCCCTCCCCTGCCCCGCGCGTATGCACCCACGAGGCACACACAGACCACCCCAGGCGCACGTCACCGTGAGCAGGATCGGCGGGCACCGCTGGCGCAAGCTCCTCGCCCAAGTCCTGGAGGAGGACGGCGACCTGTGCTGGCTGTGCGGCAAGCCGGGCGCTACCTCGGGCGACCACGTCGTGCCTGTGAGTGTGGCCCCCGAGCTTGAGTTCGACCGCGACAACGTCAGGCCCGCGCATCTGCGATGCAACCAGAGGCGAGGGGATACCCCCGCCGTCCGGCAGTCACCGCGCGTCCGCACCTCCCGCCCCTGGTAGTCGAGGCCGCGCTGCCCCTATGGGGTGCCCGACGTGTCCACATATGTCCCTCCTGTCCGTTTTAGAGGAGGGGAGGCGACGG